GGCTTATCAGCCGCGACAGCGGATGATCCGTGGCGTCCTGCCGCGTCCCCACATCGATCCTGCGCTTGATATCCAGCGGCAAGGTCGCCACCGCGCCGGAAATGATCCGCACGCAGCCATAGACCGCTGCGATCGAAAGGGCGGTGTGGGTGTTGACGGCCATCCCCGCCGCCGTGTCCTCCCCGCGTAGGAATGCGGCGAGCTTTTCCGGCGAGTCGATGATGATTCCAGCGCCGGCGGACTGCGTCGCCGCCTGCGCCGAGATCGACGCGCGGCGAGCTGGCGCCGGCGCCTGGCGCCTGAAAAGGTCGCGAATCCCCACCGATCATCACCCCTACTTTCAGACGACGATGACGCCGCGCTCGCGATAGACGGAGGGCGGCTCGGTCTTCTCGGCGTTGGCGAGGCCGATGCCCATCACCGTCGCCACCACGCCGTCGATCTTCTCGGCCGCCCGCTCCTTGTCCGGCTTGATGTTGCCGGCCGGATCCTGGCGGTAGGTCGCGTTGCGCCACATCCATTCGAGCACCGGGTGGCTGCCGTGCTCGAGCGCGCCGCCGAGATAGAGGCGCTCCGTCTCCTTCGACGGCGCGGCCATCGTCCTAAACCCCTGCCGGTACAGCGTGACCGGAAGCCCATCCTCGCCGAGATGCACCGCCACCTGCGTCGCGTTCCACGGGTCGATGGCGAGCCCCATGCACCGGAACATCTCGGCGTCGGCGCGAACCGCCTCCTCGATGAAATCGTAATCGGTGACATTGCCGGGCGTCGTCTTGAGAGCGCCCGCCTCGACCCAGCGCCGATAGGGGGACTTGGGCGCGTCCCGTTCGCCGACGGTCTCCTCTGGCACCCAGAACCGCGGCACCAGGGTCCAACGCTCACCGGGGACGGCCGGCGGAAACACCCAGACCAGAGCGGTCATGTCGCTCGTCGAGCCGAGGTCGAGCCCGGCGAACGCCGGGCGGTGCGCCATCGTCTCCGGCAGCCGTTGCCACAACTCCCCATCGCGCGGCGCCGCCGTATTGTCAGCCCAGCGATGCATCGGAAACCAGCGCCTGGCCTGCTCGACCCAGACATTGAGGTGATAGCGCAGGAAGTCGTTTTGGAGTCGCGCACTCTGTCGCGCCCGGCGGCATTCGGCCTCCAGGGACTCGCGCTTGAGCGAGATGCCGAGATTCGGATTTGCTCTCGCCCACACCCGGGGCGAGGTCCAGTCGCAGTCCGGCGCGGCCTCGTAGATGAACACGTAGGTCTCGGGATCGAGGCTCTGGTCCTCGAGGACCCGTTTCGATTCCTCGTAGAGCTCGTGCCCGTACGTCTTGATTTCCCCGGCGGTGGAAATGATCGCGTCCATCGGCTGGCGGCGCGCGCCCATGCCCTGCACCAGGAAGGTGTGCAGCTTCGCATCGGGCCACTCGTGCGCCTCGTCGCCCAGCGCGGCATGCGGCGAAAGGCCGTGCTTGCCGGTCGCCTCGCCCGACAGCGGGCGCATCGACGACATCAGCGCCGGACAGAACAGGGCGGTCTTGGTCACCTCGTAATTCCTCGACAGCCCCTCCGAGAGCGCGACCATCCGCGCCGCCTTGTCGAACAGCACCGACGCCTGACTCTTGTCGACCGCGTAGGTGAACACCTGGGCGCCCGGCTCGCCGTCGCCGATGGTGAACAGATGGCCGAGACCGGCGAACCACTCGCTTTTGCCGTTCTTGCGCGGCACCCAGCCGCGCACCCGGCGATAGCGGCGGGTGCCGTCGGACCGCCGCCGCCACCCGAAGATGTTGCGGGTGTGCCGGATTTGCCAGGGCTGCAGCTCGAACGGCCGCCCGGCCCACTCGCCGTCGACGAACCGAAGGAAACGCGGAAAGAACTCGACGGCGCTGTCGGCGAGACGCCGGTCGAAATAGTACGGTGATCGAGCCATTCCGCCCTCAGTTGAGCTTGCCGCGGTGCTCGACATAGCCGAGGGGATCGCGCTGCGCGGCCTCGTCGACGTCCGGCGCCTCGGGCGCGGCCGCCTCGGGATCGGCCGGTTTGGGCCGTTCATCGCCGAACAGGTCGCCCAGCGCCGGCGGCAGCGCGGCGAGCCCGCGCATGATGTTCTGGCGGGCGACCGGATTCAGCCCGAGCCGGTCCTCGAGCGATTGCAGCACCCGTTCGATATCGAGCTGGTCCTTCCACAGCGGATGCCGGCGCAGCAGCGTGCCGTGCCGGGACTCCGACTTGAAGAACGTCGGCTTGCCCTCCAGCGCCTCCTTGCAGCCGATCCATCGGTCGAGGTAATGCGCCCAGCGGGCATACGCGGTGAGGTCGGGTCTGCGCGCGATGCGGCGCTGGAGATAGTCGCCGACCACCCGGCCGAAAATCACGCGCTCGCGCTCGCCGGTCAGGAACTCGGGCACCGTGACCTGCTCGGCCGGCAACACCGCGAGACGCGGCTCGTCGCGCTTCCTGTCACGCGCCTCGAGGGCCAGGCGGCGCTTGCCGGGGTTGCCCCTCATCGCCTTGACCTCGTCCGGCACGGCGCGCCTGCCGCGCGCCATCACGCGACCTCCGCAGTCTCGGGGCACCGCTCGGCCGCGATCTCGGCGAACGTTCGCCCGTCACCCTCGAGCACCGCCGATCCCTTGGTCATATCCTGCCAGCGCCTCGCGGTGACATCGGCGTAGGCCGGGTCGAGCTCGAGGCCCAAACACCGGCGCTCGGAAAGCTCGGCGGCGACGAGAGTGGTGCCGGAGCCGAGAAACGGATCGTACACGGCGTCACCCTTGCGCGAGTTGTTCAGCATCGGCCGGCGCATGCATTCGACCGGCTTCTGCGTCCCGTGACCGGTTTCCGACTTGCGGTGGTCGATGGTCCACACCGTCGACTGGCGCCGGTCGCCGTTCCAGTGCCCGGTCCGGCCGGCGCGGACTGTGTAGGCGGCAAGTTCGTGGTCATAGACCAGCGCCGGATCGGCGGACTTGGGCGCCGCCTCATCGACCCGCTCGGCGTAGGCGGCGGACTCGTGCTGCCAGTGATAGTCGCCGCGCGAAATCACCGGCCGCGCCTTGACCCAGACGATCTGCGCCCGCGGCTCGAAACCGGCGTGGCGCAGACTGGCCAGGACCGTCTCGGAGCGCGTGGCGGCGTGCCAGACGTAGGCCACATCGCCCGGAAACAATGCCCAGGCCGATCGCCAGTCCGCGCGATCGTCGTTCAAGATCTTGCCGACCGCGGTGGCGCCGATCACGCGGCCCCTGATCCTAGCCTCGTTTCTCCAGCTCGGATCATAGGACCCGCCATAGGGCGGATCGGTGACCATCAACAGCGGCACCTCACCACCGAGCAATCGGGTGACGGCCTTGGGATCGGTCGCGTCGCCGCAGACGACGCGATGGGCGCCGCAGATCCATAGATCGCCGGGCCGGGAGACGGTCTCGTCCGGCGCCGGCGCCGGCGGCGCGTCGTCCTCGCCATCCGTCGCCGCGCCGGTTTCGAGATGCCGCATGATCTCGTCGAGATCGGCCCCCTCGAACCCGGTCAGCGCCGCATCGACGCCCAGCGCCTGCAGGTCATCCAGCTCCGCGGCCAGCACATCGATATCCCACTCGGCCGGCTCGGCGACGCGGTTGTCGGCGATCGTGTACGCGCGGCGCTGCTCGTCCGTCATGTGCCCGAGCTTGCGGACCGGGACCTTGCTGAGCCCGAGCTTGCGCGCCGCGAGCAGCCGGCCATGGCCGGCGATGATGACCAGATCGCCGTCGGTCAGGATCGGCGCGTTGAAGCCGAACTCGGGGATCGACCGCGCGATCCTGTCGACCTGTTCGGCCGAATGCCGCCGCGCGTTGCGCTCGTATGGCCGCAGATGGTCGACCGGGACCTCGATCAGTTCACCGGGCCACGCGGAGGCATCGGTCACCTTTTCTGCAACGGCCAATCCGACACCCCGTCAAAAAAGTTTTCCCGAATTGTGCGGAATTCCGAGTGTGGCCTGGGCGCCGGTGTAGGTGGGGAGTGGTGTAGGGATTTCACCCGCCCCCCTGGGTCGCGCCACGCTCCTCGGCCTGGATATCGCTGTCGTGGCACGGCTTGCAGACGCTCTCGAACGGGCCGCCCCAGAACCGCGCCGGATCGCCCCGGTGCGCGTCGACGTGATGCACGACGCTGGCCGCCACCACCTCGCCGCGCGCCATGCATCGCTGGCACAACGGCTGGACCGCGAGCTGGCGCGCCCTTATCCGATGCCACCTGGCGGTTCCGTACCACGCCCGCCACTCGTGGCGATCCGCGCGCCTGAAGTCCTCGGCCCGCCTGCGCTCCGCCGTCGTTGCCATGCCGGGCGGCCGGAACTGAGGCGGCCTCTGCGGCATCCGCCCCTCCCGAAACGCCAGCGCCCGGCTCGGGTCTCCCCGTCCGGGCGCGGCAGTCCATCACGGCCGAAAGCCCTACGTCCAACTTAACCCTGATGTCAAGCCCGGCCGCCGCCGGCGTCGGCCTCGCACGCCACCTCGAGCACCAGATCGAGCGCCGGCCGGGCGCCCGGCGCCATCGCCCCGAGGATCCTGAGCCGCCGCCCGCCGACCTCCTCGGGCCTCAGGAACCTCAGGAAAACCGCGGCCCGGTCGAGCGCCTCGTGGAACCGCGCCCCGACCGACACCGCCGTCGTCTGGCTCGCCCCGCCCGAGCGGCGCATGTCCTCGTC